TACTTCCTATTCCTGCACTTGTTAGTATTTTACTTGTGTATTCTGTGTGTTTTTCGTCTGTTTTATTTACATATTTTACTATATAGTTTATTGTTCTTTCGTTAACGTACCCTCCGTTTGTTTTATCTTTTACATCTGCATAGCCATATTGCCATATTTTTATTATTTCTTCTTTAGGTTTATCTGTCCATATTATACCATGTATATGTATGTTTTCAGTACCATTTTGTCCTAGTTCTGTTACTAGCCAATGTTTCACTGATTTTTTATATTTTTTTCTCCATCTTTCTAAGAATCTTCTTGTTGCTTTTGTTGCTATTTCGTTGTCTAGGTTGTATCCTGTTACACCTGTTATTTCTTCGCTTAATTTTTTTATACTTTCGTCACTAAACGTCAGTGTTACGAATTTCCCTGTATTGTCGTGTCTTATTTCTTCGTGTAGTCTTACTTGCCACTGTCTGCTTTTTTGTTTTTTACATTCTATACATTTTCCACACCCTACAGGAACTAGTAGTGTTCTTTTATCAGAAACGGGAGGTATTACCCCCCCGTTTTTCTTATTCGCTTTATATTTGCGATTTTCTATTAATTTTGGATATAAACACATTATTTTATGATGTTTGTTACTCCTCCTAGTAATCCTAGTATTTTTTCAATCCACATTACATACTGATTGTTTGATGGATTTGCTTTAAATTTTTCTAGTTCTAGTTTCATTTGTTCTAGTTCCTGTGGATTTGCTTTATCTTTAAATTCTTTTAATTGTTGTTTTAAGTCAGTATCTGCTTTTGTATTTATTGTGTTTGCATCTACGTTATTAATGTCTGCTTCTGTTTTTCTTAATCCTTTTAGGATTGTGCTTATTTCACCTTTGTACTTTTGTAATTTTAGTGGTTCTCCACCTTTTCCGTCTTGATCTGCTTGTTGTAGAAGTGCTTCGAATGCGTTTGCTAATGCAATTCCTTCTGTTTCTGTTCCTTTTTTGTTTGCATCTTCTAATTTTAGTTTTGTGTCTGCTTCTATATTTTCTTTTTGTGCTTTGATTAATTCTGTTTGGTTGATCATTTGTTGTGTTTGTATTCCCATCATTCCTAATTGTCCTCCTACACTTTCTGGTATTGGTGCTGATCCTCCTGTAGCACCTCCTCCGCTTCCGCTACTTAGCGTTCCACCTGCTCCGCTTCCGCCGTACATTAGTCCTACGTTTAGTCCTGCTTTTTCATAGTGTTTTACTTGATTTTCTGCATTTGTATAGTCCCAATTTTCTTGTGCTAATTGTTGCCCTTGTTTATTTAATGCCATTTGATTTTGTTGTTGCAGTTCCATTAGTTTCTTTTGGTCTGCCATTTGTTGCTTTCTTCGTGTGTTTGCTGTTAATGCTCCTATTACACTTCCTGCTGCTCCTGCAATTGCTCCCCATGGGGTTGCACTTTTTCCTTTGTTTGCTATGTCCATTGGTCCCATATTTTTTCGCGTCTTTTTTTAAAAGCGGTCGTTTCTTCTTGTTATATAAGAATACATGCGTACCGCTTTGATTAAATTTTTTTAATTACTCGTTTGTTCCATTAGAGTTAGTACCTTGTATTGGCTCAGCTACGCTGTCTTTTACTATTTCCATTTTAGCTCTATTTTCTCTTTGAGCTGCTTTAGTTTTAGCTACTTTATCCATAGCTTCTACTGCTACTTCCCATCTATCTGTTTTGATATTGTAACCTGCTTGTACTCCATCTTTTCTATCTGTATAGATTAATGGTGCTCCGTCTTTTATTGGTTCTTTATTATCTAGGATTCTTTCTACTTTTTGTTCTATAGTTTCTCCTTGTGTTGCTTCATTGATTTTGAAGCCTCCTTTTGCGTATTTTATATTTTTTTTATACATATTTTTGTTTTTAGAAGGGGGATTTCTCCCCCTTTAGTTATTATAAATTTGGCATTAATTTTGCCGACATTTTTCTTCTTGCTGTATTTTGTACTGCAATTTGTACCCAGAAGTTTTGTGCATCTAGTCTTGTGTCTGCGAATATATGATTGAATTTACTTGGATCAATATATGTTGTTAAGTCTTCAATTCCATTTTCACTTTGTTCGTATCTTCTGTTTAAGGTCATCCACATTTGTTCATTTTCTTCTGCGAAGTTTCCTCTTACTTGATTTACGTTTGTCATGTAGTTAATCCAAGCCGGTTGTTTTCCTGCTGATTTAAATACCGGTTGTCCTGCTACTAGTTCTGTATCAAACCATGCCATTTGATCTGTAATTAAGTCTTGGAATCCGATTTCATCTAATGCCGGTTGGTGGAAGTCTGCCATTGTTTTTAGGTTTACATCCCATTTATTTCCTTGGCTATAATCTACACGAGGTGTTAATGATACAATACCAATCACATAACTTGGTTCATCAATTTTTACTTTGATAGTTCCTCCTTTGTGTTTGTTTGTTAATACACCTCTACCTGCTAGTGTTCCTAATGGTTGTCCTACATTATCTAAAGTTCCACTTGCTGTACTTACTACTTCTTGGAATGCTAATTCTTTAATCAATCCTCCTACATATGCCGGGTTTTCTTGTCCTCTTGTTCTTTCATGTGTATATGATGCGTTTAGCCAATCGTCATAAGTTCCACCACTTACTGCGATTCTATTTAACATGTCGTATACTTTTTTGCTTAATTGTAACGTGTCGATTGTGAATTCTCCGCTTGATGTGTCGATTGCTGTAATTGCATTAATTCCTGTATCTCCGTCAATCCATTCTGTACTAATCCAGTTATTGAATAAATCTGATTGATATGTTTTTAATAATAGTCCCTCTTGTGATGCTAGTACACTCCATTTTTCAGGGTCGTAATTTCCTGCTTGTAATGGTAAGTTATATGGTTCTATTGTTGATTGATTAATTTGAAATGCGCTTGAGCTTTTTACATCTATTAAGATGTCTTCTCTCATTTCGTCAATGTTTGTTAGTGGGAATGTTGTAATTTGTGGTGGTACGTTGTTTGGTTTATCTATTGCACCGTTGTATTCATATCCTACCCAATTCTGATTATGTATATAATCAATTGGATAAGTTGCTGTTAATACTTTTGTTCCACTATCCCACGTAATTGTTCCGAATAATAAGTCTAATCTTCCTCCGTGTATTTCATATACCGGATCTTCATTTGTTCCTACATTAATTTCATAATATAAATTAATTTTTTTTACATCCGGTCTTTCACTTTCATTAAATGTTATTTGTGCTCTACCTGCGTTACTTAATGTGAAACTTTGTGCTGTATTTTCTTTTCCTTCTTCTAATAATATTTCATCTACGCTAGGTTCTACTAGATAACATGTTACCACACTATTTACTATATAATTCATTGGATTGTGAATTATCGCTCCAATTTCTTCTTGTTTATTTGCGTAGTATTGTTTATATATATCGAAATATGCTAGATAAGGAATTGCATTAAAGTCTCTTTCTGCATATTCTGATCCTCCTTTACCTAATCCTCTAATATTTAAGTAACTAAATATACTTGATGGATTAATTTGTGTATTATCTCCGATTTCTGTTACTACGTTACTTTTAATTTTTACTTGTGGTAGTTTTACTTTTGCCATGTCTAATCCAATGTTTAACATGTTCATATGTAATTTTCCGTTGTAAAGTCTTATAGGACATGCGAATACGTCTAATTGTACTTTGTAGCTTCCAAACAATGGCCCGATTGTTGGATGTGTCATTACGTCTAGATTTAAGTCAATGTCGAATGTATCGCCCGGTAATCCTAATTCTGTCATGAATGGCACTAATGTTCCTGATGCCATTGTGCTTCTCCATGTGTACCCCAAGTCGTGGGTACTTCTTTCGTAGTTGTGTAAACTTACTTTTTGTTTATTTCCGGCGCCTAATCTATCGCCTCCTAATGTTACTTGACTCATTTTAGTTTTTGTTTAAGTCGTTAATATTTATTTTTGTGAATTTTTCTACTACTGCCCATATTACTTGCATTACTCTATTCCAATTTATGTCTTTTAAGTCTGCTTCACATTCTTCTTTTGTATCGAATAGTTGTGTTACTCTATGATTTCCTAATACACCGAAGTATTTTTCGTCACGTTTAATTATTGTAAAGGGGGTATCTTCTACTTGATCATGTGTGAAGATTTCAGAGTTCGAGTTTTTGTTGTCTAATGTTTCTACACTCGTTTGTGTATTTAATGATTCCTTGATTTCCATTTATTTCTATTTTTTTAGTTGTTTGGATTTTATAATAATCCTTGATTATTTCTTTATGGAGTAATTCTCCTGTTTCTATGTCCACCCATTCTGATATTGTGAACCATTTTGTTATTTTATTCATCTTTTTTTAATTCATACATTTTCATTTTAATTGTTATACATTTTGGTTTTACACTTAAGTTCGATTCCGCTAGAGTTTGGTTCCATCTCATTTCTCTTTTTATTTGCGTTATGGCGCTATCTATGTCATCGAAATATAATTCTGTATTATCTGTCTTATTTTTTACTTCAATTTTCATTTATTTTTGTTTTTAATATTTTTAGTATTCGTATATATGCTTTTCTTTCATTTATTATTTTATATGCTTGTTCTAGTTCTTGTTGTGCTTGTTTTATTTTGTTGTCCAAATGTATTGTTTTTAATTTCATAGTTCCTAATATTTTAACATTTATTTAACACTTGAACGAGGAGACGAGGTTTCCTCGTTGGCTCGTGAGAGTTTGTTTTCTGCTCTTTTTAGTCTTGTGTAGTGTTTTATTTTTCGTAGGTTTATTTCGTATCGTTTTTTTTCTAGTTTTTCCTCTGTTACTTCGTTGTCTCCATATCCTAGCCTTTTATTTTTCTGTCTATAGTATTCTCTTGTTTTATAGTATTCTTCTTCTCCTTTGCTTACATCTATTTTTTCTCCGCATACCCATCTTTCTTCTTTATCTAATTTCATTAGCCATAGTTTTTCTCTTTCTTCTTCTGTATATATTTTATTTCTGTAGTATATAGGCATGTTTAATTTTATGCCTTGTCTTGTTTTATATGTTTCATTTGTATTTTCTCCGTTATATTTATTTAGTTTTGCGTCTAGTCTTTCTATGTATTTACTTCCTATTCCTGCACTTGTTAGTATTTTACTTGTGTATTCTGTGTGTTTTTCGTCTGTTTTATTTACATATTTTACTATATAGTTTATTGTTCTTTCGTTAACGTACCCTCCGTTTGTTTTATATTTTAA